TTTCGGATGACGGGTAACTATTTCTAGGTTACCTACAGTTAGTCACTGTACCCCTCTTAGAAGAACCAACACCTGGAATATGGTGTGGTTTACTTCAGATCACAAAATGGTCAAGAGGCAATGACTTAATTATGAAGAATTATAAATATATGTTAAATACACTTATAAGGCTCCCTGCCTTTAAAGGGCAACCGTATTGTAAGCTGAGTAATAACAGCTACAATAGGATAATTAAAATTATTACCTGGATACTTTCTATTCAGGACCCTAAACACTATTGAACTATGAAGGATAAGATCGTTTTACTTTTAAAAGTTAACGGTCCTACCTTTGTCGTTCAGTACCTTAAAGAGTGTACTAGAATTACTTGCAAATTTATTGCAGGTACCCCTTGTACAATTTCTGAAGGTGTTAGCGTTTCTTTGATCAACGGACTCCCTCGTCTGATCCCTGGAACCTTACGTAAATTAATACGTCAAGGTGACAAGGTGACGATAAGGGCGGTCCTTACACTTCTTTCTCTTTACAAAGTTCTAAAAGCTAGACCAAAACTTAAAATTAATACTATTACTGATCCATTTAATGGATTTAGTAAAACTATTAACCCGTTACTAGTTGAGAAAGCTGTTGCTCTCTTACCTAGATCGGATAAGGGTTGGTGTAGACCTTTAGTCTCTGTAAGCGCAGGTCCTAATCACAAGAAAGCGTTCATGAGTTTACCATATGATGCAATTGCATTATCTGGAAAACCAAGAATTCTTCTTGCTCTTAGTGACTTGGCTGATAACTTCGGAGGTGCCGTTATATATGATGCTTTAAAGAAGGAGATATCAATACTTTCTAAGTTGTTCAGTGATGAACAATCTTATAAATTAGCGAAACTTTCTTTCTTAAAAGAACCTGCTGGTAAAGTTCGTGTTGTGGCCATTTTAGATGGTTGAACACAAATGATACTAACAGGATTACACCGTGAACTACAGTCTATCTTGAAGAGAATTCCTCAAGATGGTACTATGGATCAAGGTGCTCCTATAAAACGACTTCCAAGAGTTAAAAAGGAAGTATATTCTTTTGATCTAAGTGCGGCTACTGATCGACTACCAATAGATCTTCAAGTTCAGGTTTTGTCTTTCTTATTTAATAGGAAAGTTGCAAATGCCTGAAAGGAAGTTCTAGTTGGTAGAGAGTACCATGCGGTGTCCAAAGAGTTTAAGCTTAATACTAAGCTTAAATATTCTGTTGGGCAACCCATGGGGGCTCTTTCATCGTTCAATATGCTTGCTCTTACTCATCATATCATTGTCCAAATATCTGCGATACGTTGCGGATATTCGAAGTGATTTGATGAATATGCTATCTTAGGTGATGATATAGTCATAGCTA